AAGAAGACCAAACCCCCACTCAAAGGCAAACGACTTAAAAGAAGATCAGTAGTAGAAAGCGATTGGCGCGAATATTACGGTTCGTCGGATAGGTTAAACGCAGACGTCCAAGCACAGGGTCCGGAAAACTTCACAAGAGAAATACTTTATCTTTGCAAATCCAAGGCAGAAATGTCATATCTAGAGGCACGAGAACAGTTTGAACGCAGAGTTTTAGAGTCAGATGACTATTATAATGGCATTATAAACGTCAGAGTTGGCGGTTCAAACATACTTAGGCAGCGTCTTTTAGAACAATCTCAGGCAAAATAAAGCGGTTTTAGAGCTCGCGCAGGCTGATTTCTTGCGCCCTTATACCTGGATCACGGATCGCAGGGACGGAATTCCATGCCGCAATGGTACTCAGCAACTATCCTTGACCGGACGTTGATCGCGAAGCGCCGCGGTTTTGCTGTTTCAAAAATTTCAAAGGCCAAAATGAGGGGAGAAAAACCCCACGTGTGTGAGTTTGTTAGCGTAGATTCACACATCGCCGTCATATAAAGACTGAGCTCGAGGTACCGGATGACCGCCTCTGTAATGCTCTAACGCTAGGGTGTACTGTGCAACTCGCATAATGCTCTTATCTTTGCCCTGCTCTGGGCAAAGTGTGACTGAACAATCTGCATAATACTTGAATTGCTTCGCAATATCATTGTAAAAACAATTCTAAGAAGAAGAAAATGCGTTGAGCGATCAGCGAAAACGCAAACGAGCGTAAGCTCGTTATTCAAATAAATAAACAATAGATCTGAATATTAAAATCAGCAATTATCAGGGACAGCACATATGAGAATAACAGAAATATTAACTGAATCGCAACTAGAACAGCTAGATGAAGGACCTATAGGATCAACTCTAGGTGCTGTGGGTCGAGGCATAGGCAAAGCTGTAGGCGGCGTAGCCAAAGGCGTTGGAGCTGTCGCCGGCGGAGTAGTTGGTGCTGGTAGAGCACTAAAGAAAGGATATCAAACTGGAAAAGCTATTGTAGGAGATGATCCAGATCCCAACGCAGGAGCTCCTGGATACACTGCACCAGCATCGGGACGTGCAGCACCTGCAGCAGCCCCACAGGGCAACAACACCTTGAGCACCAGAATTGAACCCACGTTTGCACCTGCAGCGGCAGCAGCACCTGCAGCGGCACCTGCAGCGGGTGGCGCAGAGCCTCCACCGACCGCACAAGATATTAACGCTGCTGGTCCTAAAGGCACAGCGGCTGCTAAACCTCAGACAGGGCAAGCTGCTACAGCGTTAGCGAGAACTGATGCCGTCACAGACAAACAAACTGCAACCAAAGCTGGAGAAACTGTTTATGCACAGATTAAAGCCAATATTAACAAATTAGATCAATCTGGAAAAAAACGTATTCTCAACTTGATAAACAAAAGTATCCAACAGTCACCAGCAAAACCAACAGCCAAACCCGCAGCAGGTGCCGGAGCATTTGGACAGATGGCACAGCAGTTGGCAGGTGGCAAACCTCCAAATACTATGGCTAATGCACCAGTAAGTGCTTCAAATACAGCGAAACCTGGCAATCCAAATGCTGCCTTCTCAGACAAACCTTTAGAAGTTCCGGGTAAACGTGCCCGAAGCACTAACCCTAAGGCAAGTGGAACATCAGCAGGACAGGGTGCGTTTGCTAATGTAGCTCAACAGTTGGCAAAACCCGCAGGCAGAGCGCAAGGTGGCGGCAAGGTGGCGGGTGCGCTGAGTCAAACGGCTAACGCAGTGAAAAAACGTGCAGCTAGGCTAGCCGGCAGGCAACCAGCCGCAGTCACTGCCAGTCTAGTGCATTACGGTAAGAGTCTAAATGAAGTTCTAGCTCAGAGATTAGAAATACACAAGCGCAGAATGTTTGAATCTTCATTGTCCAACGGCACCGCCAGCGTATTCGTAAAATGAAAATTTTTGAAATAGTTTCTGAGGCAGAAGGTGATTTTGCAAAATATCGACAGTTAGGACAAAATCCTTTAAACCTAGCAGGGCATCTAGCCAAAGAAGTTCCTGATTCTGCTGTATCAGCAGTTGATAAAACTAGTAAGTTAGGAAAAAAACTTCTAGGTATTGACTATGATGAGCCCGCAGCAAAAACTTCTAGTAAATCAACATCATCGACCGCCAAGAAATCTGTGTCAACTGCCGCAGTTGATGTAACCAAAACTAAAGATATTCTAGATAGGTTACTTAAAGGCGAAGCTGTATCACGCGACGACACACAGCATCTTATGCGATTGAAAAATCAAATTGATGATCCACAATTACAAAGGGTATTTGATAAAGTACAGCGCGGCAGCGCACTTGAATTCACTGATCAACGCAGCCTACAGATATATAGAAATTCACTTTAGAAAAACGGCAGTCCTGATTTTTTAGTGGTCTCAAGATTTTCTGCAACAATTTCGCCAATGATTGCTCTCTCTTCCCAACTCATGTGTATGACTTCAGTGTAACTGAGTCCTCGCATATACCAACACAGTTTCATGCAATCTTTTTTCAGTGCCTTGCCTTCTTTGTCTAGTAATTCACTTTCTCGTAAAATCTCTGGCAAGGACAGGGTCAAGATTTTACGGCGAAAAAATTTGATTGATCCATAGTGATCGGCAGACTGAATTGCTGATCACATTCCCCACAGGTTACGCTCTGGGCTTTGAATTCAATACGTTCTTTCATCTGCACCACATGATCTTGGATGCGTTGGAAAACATCTTTAGAACAGTTGGCAATAAAATCTTTGATCATGTCTTTGTCTGTGACAGACCCATCCGGAGCATCTATGGATGTGATACAGTCTGCTATGATATCTACAGTGAGCTCGGTGAGTTTTAAAAAACTAGCACCAAATTTTTCTAATTTTTGTTCATCGCTGAGAGAATCATCATTGATGACCTGGAAGATACGCTGTTGTTCCATGGACTTCAGCGCAGTTTTAGTAACTTCTTTGTAGGTATAAGGCCTTACATGAACCGTAAGTTGGTCAATAGGAATATCTTTTTCATATACAAATTGATTGAAAACATTAAACCAGGCAGTGAGATCCATGTCGTAGCTGTTGTCAGCATTGCAATGGGGACAGTTGGCACCAACTTCCATTTTGTCTCCATATGTGGCTATGCGAATAGCTATCAAGGCAAAATCTAAATCTATGTTAGGCATAACCCAAGGATTTAGAATAGCAGGAATGCAGCTTTTAATTAATTCTACTGTGCTGGTTCCGTTCAACAAAGCATCAGGTGTCTTAAACAACAGTTCATCTTTGGCAGTCATAGCATACACAGGATATTCACCGTTTTCACTGACATCTAGACTACCGGGCGTATAAAATTCTCCCTTAGATGGCAGACGCACATAGATTTTTGGCTGCCTGTAAAAGCTGGCTAAAGGATTCTTTTTAGGTTGAGTTTGGTTCATTTTATCTCCGGTAAATATATAATGCTCACGAGTATTTATATGCGCATTTTACCAGGAAAAAAATAAGCTATGGCAGGTGTATTCATCAACATCCCCGGAGTCGGCAATGTAGAAGCTCAAGGAGCAGCTTCTGAAGCTACACTGCGAGAACTGCTGGCTGCTATGCGTGGTGGCGGTGGTGGAAGGGGTGGAGCAGGTGGTGTTATTATTGGTGGTGGAGCTGGCGGAGGCGGTGGCGGCGGCGGGCTGTTAGGATCTGCAGCTGGTATGATAGGCAAATCATTTAATAAACTAGGAATAGTTGCAGGCTTTGCCACCGGAGTCGTAGGAAAATTAGCTGGCGGTGCAATGAAAGCCACAGCCGCTACTATTGGAATGGGCGAAGCTATAACCGGTGCAGTACAAGCGTTATCACAGCTGGATGGTAGTGCTAGCGGTGTAGCCAACATTTTTAAAAATATTCCTCTGATCGGACCTGTGTTTGCTGCTGTAGCAGGAGCAGCAGATGATGTGGTCAAATCGTATCAAGCCGTATCACAATCAGGCGCAACGTTTGGCGGAAGTATCAGCAAATTTGCTGCTGCTAGCTCACAGGCCGGCATGACTATGGCAGAATTTAGCGGACTAATCGCAAAAAATAGTCAGGCTATGGGAGCATTTGGAACCACCACAGAAGGTGGTGCTGCTAACTTTGCTAGAGTTTCTAAACAGTTAAGAGCTACTGGCAGTGACTTGTACGCCTTGGGATTTTCTACAGCAGAAATAAATCAAGGATTGGCCAGTTATGGTAATTTGATGAAACTGCAAGGTCAGCAAGGCAAAAAATCCAATGCAGAACTAGCTGCTGGTGCAAGAAGTTATATGAAAGAACTGGATCTGTTGGCCAAGGCCACTGGTCAAAGTCGTCAGCAAGTCGAAGATCAAATGGCTGCTATGGCCAAAGATGCACAATTCCAAGCATCTATGGCTGGGTTAGGACCTCAGGTTAGAGATAGTTTTCTTGCAGTGACTACAGGATTACCTGCTGGCTTAAATGATTTTGCCAAAGATATCATGGCAACCGGAACAGCCACCACTGAAGAAAATCAAAAGCTCATGGCTATGATGCCTCAATCAGCGGCTATGTTGCAGAGAATGAATGCAAAAATGCAGCGTGGCGAAGCAGTTACCTTAGAAGAAAGAAACGCCTTAAACAATCTCATGAAGCAGGAAGGCGGAAAACAATTACAGAATATGAAATATGCAGGAGCAGCCAACGCTGAACTTGCAGGTACCGTGAATAAATTAGCTGCAACTCAACAGATCAATGCGAATGCACTAGTTGAAGCCACAGAAGAACAGAAAAAAGCCGCTGCTGAAACTGATAAAATGAACAAAAAAATGTCAGAGTTTCAGCAGGCTATTGCACAAGTCAGCAACGATTTTAAGATGCTGCTGGCCAACAGTGGTATCTTAGATGTAATGATACAGGCATTCCACGGACTGGTAGGATTAGCCAATCAATATCTTGTGCCTGCATTTAACATAGTGGCGTCGGCGGTAATGAAAGTGGCTAATGGTATAAGCATACTGTTGCAACCTGCACTGGATTATCTAGGAGAAAAATTTGGTGTAGATGGACTAGCAGGCACAGCGCAATTCCTGGACGATGTGTTAAATGCGGTCTTTCCGATATTAGCAGGAGCCATGCGAGGAGCAATTATCGCCTTTGACGGATTGTGGAATGGAATCACAGCTGTTTTCAACCCATTGAAAGAATTATATATCAAAATATTTGGAGTCTCAGACAGTACCAGCAAGTTCAGTGATATCCTTATTGAAGCGGGAGCGTATATTGGAGATGTATTTGAGATCTTAGGCAAGGCACTTGGATTTGTTATAGATCTTATTACCCCTATACTGGTTCCTGCAATTAAAGGCCTAATCGAGGGATTTAAATTTCTCTGGTCGGGTGTAAGAACAATTATGTATAAACTATTAAATTTTGGAGATGTGATCCAAGACGTAGGCATGTTTTTTGACAGTATGTTTGACATGATTCTTCTAGGAATAAACAAGTTTACCTTTGGGCTTAAGGGTATCTCAGAAGAAGAATACAAGGCCCGTGAAGCACAAAGGAAAAAACAGCAGGAAGCTAATGATAAAGACCGGAAAGCTAGAGATGCTGCTAGGCTAGGAAGCCAAGAAAATGTTGAGAAGCAAAAGCAGTTGGCCAAGGAAGATGCCAAGAAATTCGGACAACGGACAATAACACATAATCAACTTACTGCTTCGGCCCAACGCGAAGCCGCAGCCAAAGAAGCTGCGGTAAAAGCTCAAGAAAAACTCTTAGACTACACAGCTGGTCCAGAAGAACTATTGAAGCAGTTCAGTTCTAAACAAGGTGGCGCAGTTGAAATAGGCATCAAGAAAGGAGAAATCAGCAAGGAAAAAGAAGCAGCAGACAAAGAACTGGCAGCAGCAAAAACTGGTGCTGAAAAGAAAGCTGCCGCAGAAAAAATTGAAGCTGCTGAAGCCAAACTGAAAGCTTTAAGCGAGGCAGAAGCATTGGCCAAACAACGAGCTAGTACCGCACCTGCTTCAGCTAATGCAGACGCTACAAAAAAATCTATTGAAGCAGAAGCGGAAAAGAAAAAAGCAGAAGAAGAAAAGAAAAAAGCAGAAGAAGCCAGAGCCGCAGCTGCTCAATCAGATCCAAGAAGACTTGACCAACAGGCTCCTCCTAAAACTCAAGAAAACACAGAAACCTTGCTTGCGGAGTTAAATACGAAGATGGGCACACTTTTGAAATATACCTGGACAGTAGCAAACAATACCAATGAAACGGTTAATGCTACAAGAGGTCTTACCAAAGATCTATTCAAGTCGCTGTAAGGAAAACAATGAGCTGGAAAAGACATTTTACCCCTGTAAAAATTGATAACTCTAGTGGCTCTATGAGTCCAATCAGCGGCCGCGGCCGTCCTGGTCCAGCTAGAGCAAACTACTCTAGTTTCCTACCAGATGTATACGCAGGTGCACCCAATCGTGTAGAACGGTATATGCAGTATGATACCATGGACATGGATTCAGAAGTCAATGCTGCCTTGGACATCCTCACTGAATTCTGCACACAAAAAGAAAAAGAAAATCGCACACCATTCAACACATTTTTCAAAGGCAGTCCCACTGCCACTGAAGTAAAACTGTTGAAAGACAGTCTGCAGAAATGGAGTAAGCAGCAGCAGTTCGAAACTCGCATATTCCGTATTTTCCGCAACGCTCTAAAATACGGTGACTGTTTCTTTGTGAGAGATCCAGAAACCAAAAAGTGGCTGTTTGTTGATGCTGCCAAAGTAACTAAGATCATAGTCAACGAATCTGAAGGCAAGATACCCGAGCAGTATGTGATCCGTGACATCAACTTTAACTTCAAAGATATGGTGGCTGTGACTCCGCATGGTACCACAAACACAGCACCCAGCGGAACTAGTTCGTATACCACCGGCGGTGGATTTGGTCGCGGTATGGTCGGCGCAGCAGCACAACCCCCCGGCACTAGATTCAGCAACCAGACCAATGAAGTTACTATAGATGCCAAACATGTGGTGCATATTAGTATGAGCGAAGGACTGGATAACAATTATCCTTTTGGCAATTCAATTCTAGAATCAGTGTTCAAAGTCTACAAGCAGAAAGAATTATTAGAAGACGCGATCATCATTTATCGTATACAACGTGCTCCTGAAAGACGTATTTTCTATGTAGACGTAGGTAACATGCCAGCACACATGGCTATGAGCTTTGTTGAGCGTGTTAAAAACGAAATCCAACAGCGCCGTATTCCTTCATCCACAGGAGGTGGCGCGAATGTCATAGACGCTTCATACAATCCATTGAGCGTCAACGAAGACTACTTCTTCCCACAGACCGCAGAAGGTCGAGGAAGTAAAGTTGAAACATTACCAGGAGGCACTAACCTTGGAGAAATTACAGATCTGCGTTATTTTACTAACAAATTGTTTAGGGCTTTACGCATACCTAGTTCATATCTTCCTACGGCCATAGATGAACAGCCCAACACCATGGCAGATGGCAAGGTTGGTACTGCCTACATACAAGAACTGAGATTCAACGAATACTGTAAACGTTTACAGTCAATGATCGTAGAAACTTTTGATCTAGAATTCAAACTATGGTTAAACGCACAGGGCATCAACATAGACAATGGTCTATTTGAATTGAAATTTAACTCACCGCAGAACTTTGCTGCTTACCGTCAATCAGAACTGGACACAGCTAGAGCCGCAACATTCAGCCAGGTCATAGCTATTCCGCATCTCAGCAAGAGATTCGCCATGAAACGTTTCCTAGGACTCAGCGAAGAAGAAATCAAAGAAAACGAAAAGCTATGGAGAGAAGAAAACGGCACAGTTCTTAAACCAGATATGGATGCGCAGAGCCAGTTGAGAAGTGTAGGAGTCTCAGCGGGTGGAATGGCCGCAGACGCAGCAGCACAGACCGCAGAAGCACCCCCAGACATGGCAGCCGCCGCAGAAGCAGATGCAGAAGGCACAGAAGCAGCAACACCAGAAGCACCAGTTCAATAATAAATACATTATGCTTCTAAACGAATTTTTTTATTTTAACGAAAAAAACAACGACTTTGCCAATGATCGTAGATATGATGCTGGCAGAGATTCATCAGTTGTGAAGAAAAGTGACACTAGAAAAATACGTTTGACCCTACGGCAGATCAATCAATTGAGACTACAGGCAGAAGCACATCAAGTAGAATCAGAGTCAGAACTGGGATTTATCAGGCAAATGTATGCAACCCCAGCAGAAGCACCTGCAGCATAATCCTGCATTCGTCATAGGCAACGGCACTAGCAGACTGAAATTAAATCATCTCAGTGCAATGGATCGTGGCATAGTATATGGCTGTAATGCACAGTACAGAGAATATGCTCCACACTATTTGATAGCGGTGGATGTGAAAATGGTGAACGAAATCATAGGTGCAGGCTATCACAAAAAGCATCAGGTCTGGACTAATCCCAACAAAGGTATCAGCACCAAACACAATATCAACTTCTTTTCGCCTCACAAAGGTTGGAGTTCAGGACCCACAGCTCTGTGGTTCGCTGCTACACAAGGTCACAAAGATATCTATATATTTGGCTTTGATTATCAAGGCGACAACGGCAAATTCAACAATGTGTATGCCAACACTCACAACTATAAAAAAAGTTCGGACAGCGCCACTTACTATGGCAATTGGCTGAGCCAAACTGAAAAAACCATCAAAGAATTTAGGCACGTGAAATTTTTTAGAGTGGCAGATCCTGGTGCATTCATACCAGACAAACTAGGCCCAACACTGTCAAACCTTAGTCACATCACCTTTGAGGATTTTGACAGAACGTTTCCGGGCACTATATATTCCAATCAAATCAATCAAAAAACTACCATTTAACCCTAGTTTGTAATCTTAGTGTTAAATAACTTACAGCCTTGACTATATAAAGGAGAACATAACATGGCAGACAAACAACTGTTGCAACAGATGCTTGAGCATCTTGTGAACGACGATCAAGCGAAAGCTGAAGAATTATTCCACGAGTACGTGGTACAACAATCCCGTGAAATCTACGAATCTTTAATTGACAGTGAAATCGCTGAAGAAAAAGATGCAGATGACGAGGATGTAGATGAAGCTGCAAAAGATGATGATGCAGAAGACGAAAAAGTAGACGAAGAATTTGAAGACATTGCTATCGAAGCTGATGACGAGGATCCAGATATGATGGGCGGTGACCCTACAGATGACCTAGAAGGTGATCTAGAAATGGGCGACGACGACATGGAAGAAAAGTCCGAAGAAGAACTATTCCAAGACCTAGACAGCATTGTTGATGAACTACAGGCTAAATTTGATGAACTCAAAGGTGGTGATGACATGAGCGACATGGGCGGCGATGACATGGGCGGCATGGACGATAAAATGAAAGATGATTTCGATCTTGAAACCGTGCGTGAATACGTGGAAAAAGTTGCTCCTGCAAAAATGGGCGACAACGGTGTCAATAACAAATCAATCGTAGCTGGTAAGAATGACATGGGCGGTACAACTGCCAACATTCTCAGCGGCAAAAATGGCACGCCTGGATCAGAAACAGGCGAACTTAAAGGTTCCGGACTGTTGAAAGGCAAGCCCACTGAAGATAATGCTGGTAACATCAATGTCCCAGGTGCTAAGAACGGGAATGCTTTCTCTAAGAAAGAACCTGGACATGGTGCTGAGAAAGCTGGTTCTAAAGAATCCGCTGACAACAAGCAAAGCCTTTTCCGTGGTCGTAGATAATAGGATCAAACGGTGAAGAAACTTACGCTAGCAGAACATTTGAGTTACGATCAGGCTAAGATTGTCTTGGAGAGCGAAGAAGGCAGCGACGGTAAAAAGTCGCTGCATTTAAACGGTATTTGCATTCAGGGAGACATCCGCAATGCAAACCAACGTGTTTATTCTTCTCAAGAAATTGGCAAGGCTGTCAAAACGCTCAACGAGCAGATCGCTGGTGGTTACTCTGTGCTGGGAGAAGTTGATCACCCACAGGATTTGAAAATCAATCTAGATCGTGTTAGTCATATGATTACCAAGATGTGGATGGACGGTCCTAACGGCTACGGAAAACTTAAAATACTTCCAACTCCCATGGGTCAGTTGATTCAGACCATGTTGGAGTCGGGAGTTAAACTCGGCGTCAGCTCCAGAGGCAGTGGCGAAGTTGACAGCGACGGCAAAGTACAAGGATTTGAGATCATCACAGTAGATGTAGTGGCTCAACCCAGCGCACCTGGCGCTTATCCTACACCAGTGTATGAACACCTAATGAATAACACAGGCGGTTATCAGGCCTACCAAATGGCACAACAAGTCCAAGGCGACCCACAGGCACAAAAATACCTAGCAGAGAGTCTGAAACGCATAATTTCAGGTCTCAAATAACAAGGAGAATCACATGTTAGATATCGTAAAACAGTTGTTCGAAAACAATGTGATTTCCGAGGAAATCAAATCGGAAATTGAATCCGCTTGGAATAGCAGAATTCAAGAAAACCGTGATGAAGTCACTGCTACACTACGTGAAGAATTTGCACAGAAATACGAACACGACAAAGGCGCTATGGTAGAAGCTGTTGAAGCTATGCTAACAGATCGCCTACAAGCAGAACTAGGCGAGCTTGCAGAAGACCGTCAGGGCCTGATTGAAGCTCGTGCCAAGTATCACAAGAAAATGAAGGACGATGCCAAAGCAATGGAATCATTCGTGCTTCAAAATCTCAAGAAAGAACTTGCAGAACTACACGAAGATCGCAAAGCAGTAGCTGGCAATGTTGAAAAGTTAGAATCTTTTATCGTGGATGCACTAGCGAAAGAAATCGCAGAATTCCACACTGACAAGAAAGATTTGGCCGAAACCAAAGTAAAATTGGTTCGTGAAAGCAAGGCCAAGTTTGAACAGATCAAGAAAGATTTCGTAGCACGTTCAGCTAAAATCATTGAAGAAACAGTCGCAAAAGGACTGCGTTCCGAAATGACTCAGCTGCGTGAAGACATTGAAGCTGCTCGCAGAAATGACTTTGGTCGCAGAATTTTTGAAAGCTTCGCCAGCGAATACGCTGCAAGTCATCTAAATGAGAAATCCGAAACAGCTAAACTATTGAAAGTAGTTGCGGTCAAGGAATCAGAATTAGAAGAAGCAGCTAAAGTTGTTGCAGAAACACAATCACTAGTAGAAAACAAAGAACGTGAACTACGCATCATTAAAGAAAGCAGCCAACGCAAGGAAGTTATGAGCGAATTGCTAGGCCCGTTGACCGGTGACAAGCGTGAAGTAATGGGCAGTCTACTAGAATCAGTACAGACAGAAAAGCTACGTACAGCTTTCGACAAGTATATCAGTTCAGTGATGAACGGTGCTACCCCGGCGAAGAAAGTACTATCTGAAGGCAAAGAAATCACAGGCGACAAAGCACAGGCACAACAATTCAGCAGTGAAGAAAAAACCGCTGAAATATTTGACATCCGCAGGCTTGCGGGACTAAAAGTTTAAGGAGAACTATAATGTCACAATTACTCGAGTCACGCTGGTCGGAAACCAAAGAGGCACTGT